GCGCCCATCTTCTGCTGTAAATGGTATGTTGCGCTACAACACCACCCTTGCCGTCTTTGAAGGCTACGCAAACGGCGTATGGGGTGCAATTACAACGGGTACAGGCGTTACCTCTGTTGCCACTGGCACAGGTCTCACGGGAGGCCCAATCACCACAACTGGCACAATTTCAATTGCCAACAGTGGTGTTGCCGCTGGAACTTACGGCTCGTCATCCCTAGTCCCTGTTTTTACCGTCAATGCTCAAGGTCAACTGACAGCCGCCGCAGACACCGCAATCTCCGCCACAGCAATTGGTGCGGTGACTTCTGTGACGGGTACAGCAAACGAAATTACATCATCTGGTGGTCAGACGCCTGTTATTTCGTTGCCTAATGCGTTGACGTTTACCAGCAAAACAGTCACTGGTGGCGCGTTCAACATGACTTCCGCGCAAGTTGCGTCAGACACGGTTACCACCAATACAGCGGCGCAAACGCTAACAAACAAGACAATCAGTGGTGCATCAAATACACTGACAAATATTGCTAACGCAAGTCTGACCAACTCGTCTGTGACCGTTGGCTCAACCAACATTGCACTGGGCGCGGTTTCTTTGACTTTGGGTGGATTGACTTCAGTCACGCTGACGCAAGACCCAACAACCAATTTTCAAGCCGCGACAAAGCAGTATGTGGATAACGCAACCTCAACTGCGTTGACATACCACGACCCAACACAGGCGGCGACTACGGCAACGCTTGCATCTATTACAGGTGGCACGGTAACGTACAACAACGGCGCGGCTGGTGTTGGCGCTACGCTTACCCTGTCAAATGCGTTGACTGTTTTGGATGGTTATACCCTTCTTAACACCAACCGCATCTTAGTTAAAAACGAGGCAAACCAAGCCAACAACGGCGTGTACACATGGGCGACTGGCGGAACTGTTCTGACTCGTGCAACGGATGCTGACACCTACGGCTCTAGCACCAACCAGTTGAGCCTCAATAGTTATTTCTTTACGCAGAACGGCACTGTAAACAAAGGGACTTCGTTTGTAGTGACGACTGTTGGAACAATCACTTTTGGCACAACAGCAATCACTTTTGCCGAGTTCAGCACTTCTCAGGTTTACACTGGCACATCGCCAATCAATGTCTCTGGCACTGTAATTTCATTGACAACCGTCCCAGCCAACCTTGGCGGCACTGGTTATTCTTCGTACACAATTGGCGACTTGTTGTATGCGACTGGTTCTACAACGCTGACAAAGTTAGGGATTGGAACTTCTGGTTACGTTTTAAAATCAACGGGGACTGCTCCTGCTTGGCAGTTGAATCCCACGTTTTTACCAGTTGTTTTGCATAATGGGTCATCAACAAGTATTCCTGTGGCAAGTGGTTTCTTGCCTGTCTTGTTACATGACGGCATAACCACAGTCAGTGTGATTTTATTTTGAGGAATAGAAAATGACGGCACGATACCCACTCGTAATTGCTGGTGTCACGATTGAAGAGATTCAAACGGGCGACACCTATAACTTAGACCAAGGTACCAGCCTCCCGCTGACCACTGGTGTTTCTGGCGTTCTTCCTACGGCTAACGGAGGAACCAATTTGTCAACATACACGGCAAACGGCGTGCTATTTGCTTCAAGCACAAGCGTGTTGGCGCAATCCGCTAATTTAGCTTATAATTCATCAACAAGCGTGCTGACGGTTGGAACAGGCACAACTGGCGGTATCTCAGGAGGAACCTTCTAATGGCGGCTATAAACTTTACCCCAATTTCGCTGTACCACAGCACAACTGCGGCGGCAACACCGTCTGCTGGAAATCTTGTTGCTGGCGAGTTGGCGCTCAACACCGTTGACGAGAAGTTGTACTTCAAAAACAGCGCAGGCACTGTCAAGTTGCTGGCGTCAAGCGCCGCCGCCGCTGGCGGGGTGACAAGCGTTGCAATGAGCGTGCCTTCGTTTCTGTCGGTCGCTGGCTCACCCATCACAACATCTGGCACTTTGGCTGTAACCCTATCGGGTACGGCTTTGCCCGTGGTCAACGGCGGTACAGGTCAGACCACTTATACCAATGGTCAGTTGCTAATTGGTAACACCACAGGCAACACGCTGACCAAAACAACGCTTACTGCTGGTTCCGGCATAACAATTACTAACGGCGCAGGTTCAATCACAATTGCTTCAGCAGGTGGCGGCGGAGATGTAGTTGGCCCAGCATCGGCTACTGACACCGCAATTGCGTTGTTTGACCTTACAACAGGCAAGTTGCTTAAAAACAGCCTTGTGACTGTATCTGCGGCAGGAGCAATTGTTGCACCGCAAGCGGGAAGCATTATTCCTTTTTACTTTGCCAACCAAGCGGCGTTTCCATCTGCGGCAACTTACCACGGTGCTTTGGCGCACTCACACGCAGACGGGGCTATGTTTTATGCCCACAGCAGTAGTTGGGTTCCGCTTGCGACAAAAGGTCAAGCACTGGCATTTTCAATCATTTTTGGTTTATAAGGGGTCATCATGGCAAATCCAAACATCGTCAACGCAACCAGCATTATTGGCAACTCGCTTTCTGTTGCTGTTGCTACAAGTGCTACGCAATTGGCTTCAAACGCCGCATCAAGTAGCAAAGTTTTTAAGATTAACTCAATCGTGATTGCCAACATTGATGGCACAACAGCGGCTGATATTACCGTGAATATTTATTCTGCGGCGGCTTTAGGCGGCACTGCAATTGCAATTGCTTCAACCATTTCAGTTCCAGCAGATGCCTCGTTGATTGTGACCGACAAGACCACCTCGTTCTACCTGTTGGAAAATCAATCGATTGGTGCAATTGCTGGCGCGGCAAATGACTTGGTTGCGACCATCAGTTTTGAAGAAATCACATAAGGACTCTTTATGTCCAATCGCTACCAAGGTGGTTTTTTAACAGCCTCATACTTTCCATTGCAGGTTCCTGACGCACCTACGATTGGCACGGCTACGGGTGCAAGTAGTTCTTTGTCTGTAACTTTTACAGCGCCAACAAATGTGGGTGGTGGGGCAATTACTTCTTATTTTGCCATTGCAACAGACACATCAAGTGGTGCAACATTTACGGGAACTGGCGCATCCTCTCCAGTGACGGTAAGCGGATTGACAAATGGCAATTCTTATACGGTCAAAGTTGCCGCAGTCAATGCGTATGGAACTGGGCCTTTAAGCGCGGCAAGTAATAGTGTGACTCCATCAGTTGTTCGTGGCTACCTTGTCGTTGCTGGTGGCGGTGGCACTGGCGCAGACACATCTGGTGGTGGTGGAGCGGGTGGCTTGCTTACAAGTTTATCTGAACCTGCTTTTTCTGGAACATACACAGTTACCGTGGGCGCGGGTGGTACAACATCAAGCACACCAACATCAGGTTCAAATTCTGTATTTGGAGCCATAACTGCAACTGGTGGCGGATATTCTGGCGCGGAATCCCCCGGCTATCTTAACGGTGGCGCTGGAGGCTCTGGCGGTGGAGGCGGGTATCGTTCTAATAATTTAACTGGCGGTGGCGCAGGTACAGCAGGTCAAGGCTTTGCAGGAGGCGGCGGTACTGCTAGTAACGCCAATTATACTTCTGGCGGCGGAGGCGGTGCGGGTGCAATAGGCGCAAATGCTACCTTGGCGGTGTCCCCTGCCTATGGTTCAGGCGGTAACGGAGGAGTTGGTTTAGCAAGTTCAATTACAGGAACTTCTGTTTTCTATGCTGGAGGCGGAGGTGGTGGTGGCTTCACTGCGGCACTGGCCCCGTACGGTGCAGGCGGTAATGGCGGCGGTGGCAATGGCGGTGGATATGGTGGGCCTACAAGTGGCGTTGCAGGAACTGCCAATAAAGGCGGTGGCGGTGGCGGTTCTAGTGCTGGTGGAGGAAGTGCTGGTGCAAATGGCGGTTCTGGCGTTGTTATTATTACTTCACCCACAGCGGCAATTTCTACAACAGGGTCACCTACAGTCACCACAAGTGGTGGAAATACCATCTACACCTTCAACTCTTCTGGTTCAATTACATTCTAAGGAATAGATAATGCCTAATTATTCTGGTATTTGGACATTAAGACAGCAGTTGCAGGCTAAAGGTGCGTCTAATTGGCCCTCTCCGCCTGTTTTGGTTGACTACCTTGTTATTGCTGGCGGTGGCGGCGGCGGTTCTCGAAAAGCAGGTGGTGGTGGCGCTGGTGGGTTTAGAACAGGAACAGTTACAAGCCCATCTGGAACATATACAGTCACGGTTGGTGCGGGTGGCGCTGGCGGTGCTAGAGGTGGCGGTAATGATGGAGTAAGTGCCAGTAATTCTTCAGCCTTTAGCGTTACATCTACTGGCGGAGGAGGAGGTGGAGGCACAAATGGTCAAGTGGGATTAACTGGCGGTTCTGGTGGCGGCGGCTCAAATGGTGGTTCTGGCGGCGCAGGAACTGTTGGACAAGGTAATAACGGAGCGGCGGGTACAAACTCTCAAGCCACAGGACAGGGCGGCGGAGGTGGCGGAGGTGGTGCTGGTTCTGCCCCAAGCCAACCCGCTGATGCAAACGCTGGAAGTGGTGGAACTGGAACAGCATCGTCCATTACTGGAACTTCCGTAACATACGCTGGCGGCGGTGGTGGTGGCGGTGATGGTAGAGATATTACTGCGCCCTATCCCGGTGGAACAGGTCAAGCGGGTGGAGGCAATGGTGGAGATACCGTTGCCTGCGGTGGTATCAATGTTTCAGGCCAACAAGGTGTTGGGTCTGGCTTTGCGGCAACTGCAAATACTGGTAGTGGTGGCGGTGGTGGTGGCGAATCAAGCGCACAAGGAAGTGGTTCTAACACTCCCGGTGGTGGTAATGGCGGCTCTGGTGTAGTGATTGTTTCTTCAACAGTTGCGGCGGCATCTACCACGGGTTCACCAACAGTTACTACAAGCGGTGGCAATACCATTTACCAATTCAACTCTTCTGGTTCAATCACTTTCTAAGGAATAAAAATGGCACATTTTGCACAAGTAGAAAACGGCATCGTCACACAAGTCATAGTGGCTGAACAAGATGTCATCGACTCTGGTTTGTTTGGTACAGGCTGGGTTCAGACTTCCTACC